CCCGATTGGATATTTGTAATCCTGTAGACGTAACCGAACTGGTCGCCAATATCGTCAGAAGTAAAAGCTGTACCCTTATATTGCCAGGCATTTGCATATAAGCTTTCACCCACGCTGGTCTCTGTGGTGGTTTCCATCCCATAATTTTCATGTCGCTACTCCTATTTAGTTTTAATAATTCGACTTCATTTGGGAAGTCATGCATAAGTTTCCTTCTTTAACATGTCCCACACATCATGATAATCTTTCACTTGAAAGGCATATCCAAGATGGTTCTCTGCAATAGCAATTGCTAATGGATAATCATTACCATGTTCATCCATCCTGTCACCAAAGAATCTCAAGTCATCACCTTGCTTAAAGTCTCTAAGGATCTGACTCTTATCTGCACCCTTAATAGATATATCTATACCAGTTTCACCTCCAACAAAAGCATATAGTTCTGGGAACCTATCATTAAATCTACCTGCAATATCTACCCTCTCATCTCTATCCTTATCCCATTTAATATACTCTTCCCTTTCTGCCCATGTGCCACCTCTACCTACAATACTAAAATTAACACAGCCAGGTCTCTTTTCTATATGAGTACCAGTTCTTATAGGAAATACACTATAGTCTAGTTCATCCTGCAAGAACCTTCTACATTCATCTGGCAATTCCCAATCTGTTCTGTAGTAATGTAGGTCTCCTTCATAGACATCATTACCTGCACAATTATATACTCTCTTACAAGCACAGTATAAGGAAAGTCCTATCTGTTCTATTGTTTTTTCTCTGTTACTCCCTGTAACAAGATAGACCTCGTTCGAGAGAACGAAGTCATAAAAGAATTGGAGAAACTCCAGATCTATTTGTTTACGACTGGGAGTTAGTGTCCCGTCGATGTCAAAAATAAATTTCATAACAAAAGTATATCACATTAATCGTCGGGGTGCAAGAAATTAACCTTCTCGTGATCCTTCTTCCTCAGTACTTCCTTAGCAATGGCACCAGCATCTCTGCCATAATCATGTTTGGCTGGTTTAACTTTCCTAAGATTCTTAATCATAGCAGCAATCTTCTTAACCTTACCCTCAATAATATACTCTTCACCAACCACTGCTTTCTTTACATCCTTAGCAAACTTAACTGCTTTCTTAGCACCTTGGACTGCACCCTTAGCAAATACTCTACCAGCTTGAGTTGCTTTACGATGACGTTTAACACCCTGTTTATAGAAATCACCAAATGATTTAGTCCCTGTCTTCTTCTCAGGTGCCTTCTTCTCAGGTTGTTTAATAACTGCCTTCTTTCTCTCAACTGCTTTCTTCATTGCAGCTGGTTTTACTGCAGTCTTCTTCTTAGGTTCTGGTTTAGTTACAGTTGCCTTAGTAATTGGAGTCTTCTTAGCGGCTCCCTTTGCTTTTGTTTTTGCTTTGACTCTATCAGCAGCCTCAGATCTCTCTTTGTTAGGCCCATCATATGCCATTGCACCCTTCTGTGTTCTTGGTGCAGGCTTAGGTGCAGGTTTAGATGCTCCTGTAACCTTAGTAAGTTGAGATGGTTTCTTTAAAGAAGGTCTCTTCTTAGGTTTCTCTGCATACTCACCAGTCTTATTTGCTTTACGTTTCGCTTCCTTCTCGGCGTCCTTTGCAATCGTAGTCTGAATAGTCTTCTTAGTTCTGACATTCATCTTACGTGCTTTTCTTTCCTCTTCAAGTTCCATCTCTTCTTTAACTCCGAACTTTGGGTTCTTCTTGATATATTCTTGTGCTCTTTCAAATTCTTTTTGATCTCCCCTATCTTTTCTAATTTTATTCCAGTCAGACTTTGCCTTTTTACCACGTTTTTCTTCATGTTCTGCGGTACGTGCCTTCATTGCATTTAAGCCAGGAGCTCCCGTCTGTCCTTTATCAGACATCCACTTCTTAGTTCGTGCAGCAATCTTTTCACCTTGTCCTGAATGAACATCTTCAACCATCTCACCTTCAGGTTCATGTTCTGCTGCTAGTGCTGCATAAGGAGGTGCTTTTCTTTCCTTAACTTTCTTTGCATCTACAGCTTTCTTATGACGTTTAAGACCTTTCTTTACAGTGTCAACTACACCTTCCTTTACTTCCTCCTCTGCATCATGATCTTTTGTACATCCCATCTGTCCACATACAGGACATAATGCGGCACCCAATCCTTTCTGAGGTCCCTCTCTTCTTGCAGGGTATCCCTCTTCTTTAAGTTTGTGTAGTACTGAGACTAGTGAAACTGTTTCATTCACTTCAGCAGGTTTCTTTTCAGGAAGACCTTTATGTTTTGTAGATGCCATTTTTTTTACGTCGGATTTGCTAACGGTGGAAGCAATTTTGGAAACCTCAGGCGAGGGGTTTTCCAGTTCCCCTTTCTGAGCCGCTCTAGCCATCCCAAAGAGTCTTTGTTGTTTCTTTGAGACGGATTTTTCATTAAGTTCCAAGACCTCGCCCCTTCTTGTAGTTGTCTTCACCACCATACCGTGCCATTGTATTGGTGTAATCTTGGGAGGATTTGAACCCAGCTTTCTTCGCTTTATCAGCGTGAGCTTTCTTGTTGTCTGCTGCCTTCTTGTACTTTCCAGTACCAGCATCAGACTTAGCACCCTTCACTTTCTTCTCTTGTCTACTACCACCTTGACCAACTACAGCACCATGGCCATGTTCCTTCCTGATCTTATCAAGAACTATTGACATTGCTGTTGGTTTACCAGATGGTTTTTTAGTTCCACCCTTGTCGTAACCTTTCTCTTTCTTGAGACGAGTTGCCTCTTGGAATTCGTGGTAGTTCTTCATGACTTTAGGCCTGAAGAGTGGTCACTCTTCTTCTTACGAGTATCCCTTACTTCCTTTCCTGCTCTTCTTGCAGCCTTGTTACCTGTTCCTCTATCAGTTCCAGGCCCGTGGAAACCTTTCCGTCCTCTTCCACCTCTTTTTATGTTGAATCCCTTTCCAGCAAATTGACCATGACTTTGTGCTGCTGCTTCTTTTGGAGATGCACCTTTCTTTATTTTAGATTGTCTGGAAGTATATTCACCATGAAGTCTATCAGCAGCATCAGATTTTTCTTTACTGTAACCCTTCTGTCTATCCTTCACTCTTCTCATTGCAACATACATTCTGTCTTCCTTATCAGAAGACTTCTTCGCTGCATCTAAAACTACATCTCCAGCTGATTTACTAGGTTTGGATGAATCACCAGTCTCTAATGGATGTTTCTTGCCAGGATTACGACGATGCCAACCAGACTCCATAAGATCTATGATCTCATCTTCAGTCTTCTCTCCAAGGTTATCTTCTACAATCTGTAAAAGTTCCTCGTCTAACTCATCATAAAATTGGTATGTTTCAAGTGCATAATAAACTGATTCCTTAGAATCCCAAAGATTATTCTCATTAATATAAGTTTCTACTAATTCATCAATATTATCGGCCCATCTCTCCATGTCATAACCTTCCTCTATGAGTTGGTCAATCCAGGCCTCAAACTTTTTTACATAACCCTCACTTAACTCTTCCTTATACTCTTCGTACCACTTTCTGTACTTACCAACCTCTTCGTACTGAGGATGTCCTTTAATCTTGTCCGCTCCTCCATGCTTCTTAGCAAGAGCAGCCTTCTTCTTTGCATAATCAGGTGACTTTGTGTTGTCATACTTAGCACCCTCCTTATATAAAGCACTCGCCTCTTTATGCTTACCCTTGTTGGTAAGATCCTTTATCTTAGAATACTTCTCCCTAGCCTTCAACTGTTGTGTAGTTGGCTTCTTCTCATTATAATACTTGCCAGTACCCGATTCTGGGGTGGCCTTTTCGTAAATTCTGGCATATGCGCCAGTAAAGTCAGGTTGAATGTTATTGTCCATTTTAAAAAGAGAGAGTCTTTCCATCATACGTATTTATTATATCAATAAATAGAAGACAGGGACTCTATATAAGGAAGCTTCATGGCTCGTCAGGGAATATTTACTGGATTCACACCTAATGATGGTCTTGGAGACTCTCTTGCATCAGGTGCTGTTAAGGTAAACGCTAATTTTACAGAGATATATAACACCTTCGGTGACGGAACAAACCTCAGTGTCAGTGCAGGTAGTGGAGGTACTTGGACAAAGGCTGCAGAATCAGGAATTGTAACCAGTAAGAACGTCGGCATCGGCACAACAAATCCCACAGCATCTCTGTATGTATCGGGTAACGTTCAATTAACAGGTATTACAACTGGAACATTTGTTGGAGATGGATCAGGACTAACAGGTGTTACTGCCGTTGGTCAGGGTGTAGTCATAAAAGATAGTGGAACACTAATTGGTGTTGCACAAAGTATTAACTTAGATAGAAACCTAGAGGTTACACAAGTCTTTGGTGGAAATGTAACTGTTTCTGCTGCAGATACAGTTGGATATGCTTGGACTGCTGGGTTCTCAACATCATCTGGGTATGCTCCTCTTGCTGGATTAGCAACAGTCGCAACAACTGCTGGATTTGCAAACACGGCAACGTTAGCATACGATGCAAACTACGCAACTCAGGCAGGAATTGTAACATATGCATCTGCATCTGGTGTTGCAACCGAATCAGGGTTCACACAGTATGCCTTCCTTGCTGGAGTATCTACTTACGCTCCTACTGCTGGGTTCTCAACCCTGTCTGGTTATGCAACTACCACAGGTATTGCTACAGTTGCACAAAACTTAACTGGAACTCCCTCTATTACTATTGACAATATCAATTCTGCAATTGGTATTGTAACCTTCCCTGGCCAAGGAAGTAAAATGCGTTTCGACTTTGACGCATTGGGTGACATGCCTCAGGCAACCTCTTGGAGAGGTATGTTTGCCTTCTCTAATAACCCTGGCAGGGCATACGTTTCCAGTGGAACCACAGTGGGTGGTCACAATGGTTGGAGACAGATACTTCATCAAGACCAGTATGGTAACTACCAAACTGTTGGTATTATAACTGCATCATACCTTGCTGGTGATGGTTCTGGACTTACTAACCTCCCATCTACTGATAGTATCTGGGCATCAAACGCAACTGGTATCAACACACTAGGTAACGTTGGTATTGGTACTACAACGGCAGACTATAAACTAAAAGTTGTAGGTAACTTAGGTCTATCTGGTCGTCTTGATGGTACTGCAACAGATAACGTACTGCCTCACCTATGGTCTGCATACTCAGCACTACCTTCAGCATCAAATGTTCACGGACAATTTGCACATGCACATGATACAGAGAGTGCATACTTCGCACATGCTGGTAACTGGATCAAGTTAGCAAGTCACAATCTTGACAATACAGTTGGAACTGGAACAGAATTCTATAGAGTTGGCGTTCTTACTGCAACTACTCTGCATGGAGATGGATCAAACCTAACCAACCTCAGTGTTGCTACTGGTTATGCAAACACTGCTGGTATCGCAACAGTCGCAGAAGGATTAACTGGTAATCCAAATATAAGTGTAGCACAACTAACCGCTGCAAACATAACAAGTTCTGGAGTCATTACTTCAACTGGATTTGTTGGAGATGGATCAGGACTAACAGGTATAACAGCGTCAGGTTCAGGTGTAGTCATCAAAGATGGTGGTACTACAGTTGGTACTGCTGGAACAATTGACTTCGGTGCAAACCTATCAGTATCTCCTGCATCTGCTGGTGTAGTTACTGTTACAGGTGGTGCAGGTAGTGGAGGCATTGATGGTATCAGTACCACAGGAACATCAACCTTCAATGATCTAGTTGCAACTCAACTAAATGTCTCTGGACTATCAACTCTTACTGGTAACGTATCAGTAGGTGGTTCGATCTTCGTTCCTGATAATAAGAAATTATTCTTCGGAGCTGGAGAAGACCTCACCATATGGCATGATGGCGTTGACAGTCACATCGCAGATACAGGAACAGGTTCACTAGTACTTGACTGTGACTCTGGGTTACAGATGAAGTGGGGTGGATCAACAAAGATCGAAGCCTCATCAGGTGGAATGATCGTAACAGGTGTTGTTACTGCAACCAAGTTTATCGGTGATGGTTCTGGATTAAGTGGTGTTAGTGGTGGTTCATCTGGCATCATCATTAAAGAAGAAGGAACCATCGTTGGTTCTGGTGTAACATTCATCAACTTCATTGGAACTGGTGTTACAGCAACTGCTTCTGGTGCTGGTGCAACCGTTACAATCTCTGCAACAGGTGGTGGCGGTGGATCAATTTCAACCACTGGATTTGGAACCTTTACTGCATCACCTGGCGCAGCAGTTTCAATAGACTCAATTCCAATGGCAAGTTACTCTGGTGGAGAGTACACATTCATGGTTGGATTGGGAACATACAGACAATCACAGAAAGTACTTGTCATGCACGATGGAACCACAGCATACTCTCAAGAGTATGGCATTATGTACTCACCAGAACAACAAGTATCAATCTCTGCTGCTGTTGTCAGTACAAACGTAGTGGTCAGTTTGACTCCTGAAGCAGGAATTTCTGGACTAACTACATATAGATTTGTCAAAACCCTTATACAAAATATTTGATATGTTAAGCACTAAGTATAGACTAGAACTTACTGACATCTGCTGTCGTATGTTGACTACAGATGG